AGCTTCATCTTCCACTACTTTATCTAATTGTGCAAACTGATACGATGCTGCTGTGTTCTCAACTGCGGCTAAACGCCTTGCTAATTCTTCATTTCTACGCTCTAACGTTGAAATTTTGTGTTTTGCAGAAATATCGCGCTGTTTTTTCAACTCTTTCTTGAGTTTGCGCTCTTCACGACGGGCTTCACGGATTTTTTCACGCTCTTCTTCCGTTTTTCCATCGTTTTCAGCATCATCTTCATGGTCATTTTCACCATCTTCGTCTGATGCTTCTACTTTCCCACCTTCGGCATGGCCCTCTGGCTCATTTTCACCGAAATGGTCCTCTTCTTGCTCTAAGGCAATCAGTGCTGAACCATCTTCCTGTTCTTTTACAGGGATTTTATCATCTTTTTCACTCATACTTTTTCCCAAAAGTTAATCTACAAAGGCTTTCATACGTTGCGCGAACTCAAATGAGCGAATTCTTGAGATAATTTCACGTGCTTGAAGTGTAATAAACACTACAGGAGCACCACCATCGTCAGGATTCACTACAAAACGATCGCCACCATACTTAATTGTGCGAACTAGATCGCCTTCTTTACACCAAGGACCTTCGATCCATGGAGTTAAGTCGTCTAAGTTACGGTATGCTAAAGGTCCAACTTGGATTACTTTAGCAACTGTCTCATTAAAACGCACAGTTTGTTTGGTTTCATCAACTAAAATGATACCGCCTTTGCTTGTGGTCTTTTCTCGTCTTAGTTGTACTAAAACTCGATCACCAGCAATATCGACACCTGGATCTACAAGGGGGAAACATTCCTCCTCGCTCCGTGTATCGGGCTCGTCTTTCTGATTTACATCAAATGCCATTACGACACTCCTTAAGTCTTACGACTTGTCTTGTTCCTCATCGCCTGTCATGAGATCGTCTAAGATTTGCAGAGCTATACTTAGCCCTTCATTTCTTCCAACCAAGCGCTGATATACATCAAAACTATTAGCGCTTCCAGCAGCTACGGCGTCTGCTATTTCTTTTTTCGTCTCATTTACATGAGATATTAATTCAGAGATAATGTCTTTCATATTTTTATTAATGCAAACATGAAAGACAATCCGCCCTAAAACTTATTATTTTTTGAACAGTTTTCTTCTTTTGTTAATATTTGTAAATTCCAAGGAACATGCAGTCCTGAAACTGTTTCACCTTTTAATGGAACTATATGATCAACTTCATATTTACCACCAAATAATTTTTCTTTTACTTTAGCTTCTTGATAAAAATCTAAAATTTGAATTTTATGTGCATCAGTTAACCAATTAGGAGTTCTTTGAAGTTCAATTGCTCTTCTTTGTGCCGCATAAGAATTTACTTTATCTGCGTTTTCTTTTTGCCACCAAGATGTATATTCTTTACCTATTTCTCGGTTTTCTTGACGCCATTTAGCCATTCCTACGTTTTGTTTTTCAAACGCTTCCGGACTATACCATGCTTCAGTATAATATCCTTCTTTTAAGGGGCGTTCTTTACGATAGTGATGGAATCTAAATCCATCTTCTCTTAAGTCTCCCCTTTTAAAAGGTTTTCCCGTTTTAGGATTATGCCTTTTCATAAAACGATCAGTAAAAATTGCCGCCGCCAATATCTTTTAGATTCTTATCTGGGCCAATAGCTTTAGCATTTTTCAATTTGCCTTGAGCTTGACCAATCTTCCAGTTATTGTCACGGTGTGAACCAGATGCACCATTGTCCACTTTTTGATCTGGACCACCGGCGTATCCTGGTGTACCAGTCATTTTGTATTGTTTACGGAAACCTACGTTGTCATTTGCCATTATTGTTCTCCAGTTGGCTGTTGTTCTTGTTGTTGTGCTGCTTGTTGTTCTTGTGCTTGTTGAGCTTGTTGCATCTGTTGAGCATGTTGTTCAGCAGATTGTTGCAAACCTTGTTGATGTTGCTGTTGTGCTTGCTGCATTTCCATTGCATGTTGCTGTTGAGCTTTTTGCATCTCAATTGCATCTTGCACTTGTTGGGCTCTTTGTTCAAAAGCCTGTTGTTGTACAGCTAAACCATGTTGACGGATGTCATTCTCAGCTGCTTGAATTGCTTCAATCGCAGACATGTTTTGTTCATGATCCAATTGTTGTTGTTGGATATTAAACTGTGCACCTGATGTAATTGCAGCAATACGTTCTTTAGCAGAGTTATTAATGTTCGCCAATGCGATGTCTGTAGCATTACGTTGGCTATCAATGCTAGATTGCGTTGAGTATTTAGCTTGCAACTCTTGAACTTGTTGTTGTAACTTAGCAACTTCCAATTGGTATTGTTGTTGAGTTTTTTGTGCATCAAATTGCATTTGTGATTGAGCTTCTTGCTGTTTGCGTTGAGTCTCAGCCATTTGTGTCTTCAACAATACTTGAGCTGTCGGATCAGCCATCATAGCAGATTGTTGTTGAGCTTGTTGCATTTGTTGTACTTTTTGTACCAATGCGTTAACTTTTTGCATGTATGGTTGTAATTGATTCTTAGAATCTTCATCAACCATCTTAGATGCCAAGGCAAGTGCTTGTTGGTCATCTCTGTTAATTGCGCGTTCTTCATGCAATTTAAGAATGTCATCACCACCAGCTGCTTGGCTAACGTATGACTTCATTTCTTGCAAATAGTGTAGCATTAAATGTTGCTTGATATGTTCTAATGCAACTGGGCAGAATGTTGGTCCAATCACTGGGCTGCCACCGTACGCTGGGTTAAATGCGTACTCTAAGTGAACTTGTAAGTGTGCCAAATGATCTTGGTCAGGGTAAGCTGCCGCATGACGTCCCATAGTCATGGCCACGTTTTCTAACGCTGGGTTAGACTCATGTGCGCCTTGCGGATTTGGTAAAATCTCTTCATAGTTAGGCACCTTTAATTGCTTTAACACGCGCGCAAATGTTGCACGCAAGTCAAACATTCCTGGAGGAGCCGATTGTGCTAATTGTAGAAGAGCTTGTGTTTGTGCTAAACGTTGTGTTTCAGAGAAAATATTAGGATCTGAAACTGGACGTACATCATTGTTATAAGCAAAGTCACGAACCTCAATCTCTTCACCAGATTGATTGTCCATCTCATCTAAGTACCAGTTATTGATACGAGAGATAATTGCTAATGACTTAGCTTGAGAGCGATGTAAACGTGCGTGAATAGAAGAGAATACTTTAGCACCTTGCTCAATTAGAGCTTGTGCTGTACCCACTGGCATGTTGTTTGTTGCGTCGCCAATCTTCTCTTCAGATGTCGTTACAACACCTTTAGCCGCATCTGTTAACCAACCCAACAATGTCATCAATGTAGATGATGGTGGGTTGAATGGCATTGGCATTGCAATCTTACGTACGTCGTCAATACCAGGTGAACCTTCAATCTCAATTACTTGCGTTGGCTCAATTCTATCACTTTGTCCACTAATGCGTCCACCCTTGAGCTTAAGCATTGTCTGACTGTTATTAATGTGTGCAGCATCCAATAAAGCCCGTAAAGTACCAGTAAGAGCAGCAGCCAAGCCGCCAATAAGATGGGGAAGACCAATAGCGTAAGCACCGCGCCACGGAATGAACTTAAATTCAACAATCCAGTCCAATTTTTCAAGTTTCTCATCGCCAGCTGCCCAGTTACGGTAAAGAGCTAATACTTCACCACTAGATTCATCAATAGTTAAAATGTACGGTGCGCGACGGCCTTCTGTTTCGTTGTCATCTTCAAGTCGCATCCAACATGTGATTTCATACACTCTACGTAATTCATCAATGTTCTTTTGCGGTAAGTCAATACCTTCGATCTTGTCGTTGGCTTTCTTAGATTGCGTTTGATCTGTTAAAGGCGCGTCTGATGTGTATTGAGACTCAATGTCACGATAAATACCCAAATCAATACGTTGTTGGTAAATATCGCCAGTGATATCTTGTTGTTCTGTTACACGTTGTGCTGTGTAGAAGTTTGTTGAGGCGTATGGTAAGAAAATGTTATCAATTGGGATCCACTCGCACGTTGGGCGAGCTTGTTCGGTATCATAACGCCATTTTAAATACTGTGAACCACCTAACGGTAATTGAGTGAGCAATTGCTCCATCTCATCACGGTACTCTTGTACTTGTTCTGTAAGCTGCCAGTTTAAGAAGTTTACTTTGCGTTCTGCTGTTTCTTCTTTTTGCTGGTCTGCTTCTCCCTTGATGCTGGATTTAACAACTCCGTCAGGAGGGAGTAATTCTTTAGCACTTGAAGCTGCAAAATCGACACACGCCTCAGCCATGACTGGGTGAACGACTTTGCTTGCGCCGTCAAATGTCGCGCCACCTGGTGCGTCTTTTCCAAGTCCGGTTCTACGTAGTCCTTCTTCGTATTGTTTATCACGTTGTTTGCGAGCCTCTTTATCGACTTCAATGTAATCTAAATACTCGTTTGCAATGGATAAAAGAACATCCTCATCCAATGTCTCTGCCAAGTTGGCATAGAACTTAGGATCTTCTTTAGGGCCTTTTGTTTCTTCTAAATTGATGATTACAGAACCATCTTCCAACTCAATGATCTCACCCTCAGCCTCGTCTTCATCAAGGTCAAGCATTTGCTCAAGCTCATCCATTTCTTGTTCAGTCTGTTCGTTTTCTTGAACTTCCTGATCATGTCCTAACCCCGGAAGGTTATTGCCTGCTTGAATTGGTAGTATTGGTTGTGCCATAAATTAGTCTATGTTCTGTAAATATTCTGGGTTTGAGGACACTTTATTTGTTAGGTCCAAAGCCGATCCAGCTGTATCTGGCGGCAAATTTTTAATGTGCATTAATCCAGCGATTGGTAAACCATATTGTGGTGGTAAAAGCATACTACCAGCACCAATAACATTGTTTACAGCTTTTTCAGGTTCACCTTCAGCAATATGCTTATATCCTTCTAAGGCTTCACCAGCTACGCCAGCTATATTGGCTGCATTTCCTGCATATTTTCCGACTGTCCCCAATTTACTACCAATGTTTTTTAGTATTTTTTGGTTTTCAATTGACGGGGTTAATGCTGTCTTAGCTTTTGTGTAAAGATTTTCAATAATTCCCGGATTGTTACCGGCCGCGCTGGACGTTCCATGCTCCACAAAGTAAGATGGATTATATGAGCCCCACGCGTCTGCTTTAGGCCCAGCTAAAACTCCAGAGGCTGCCCCCTCTAACTTAGCAGGAATGGCATCTTGATTTAAGTGTTCAGCTAAAATGTGCGTCTTTAAATGCAAATCATTTGGGTTCCCTTTTGCCTTGACAACTAACGTGTCTTCAAAAGGTCCAAATTCTTTATCTGGTTGTGCAAATACAACGTGGGCATGTTGGGGGTCTAACCCCAATGACTTCATTGTATTTAAAATTTGTTCATGAGTGAGCACATTCTTAACGCCGTTGACATCTTTTCCAACGTTAAAGATAATTGATTTTTGCGCCGGCGCCACTGATTTGCCATCTGCAAATTTTGGTGGTGTATATCCCTGGGCAATCAAGTCAGCCTGCATGTCACCAACGGATCTTCCTTCCGCCATGTGAGGGATGCCAGCTTGTTCTAACAGAATTTCGTTGGGGGTCTTGATTAGTGAGGTCATTTTGCGTTAAGAAGTCTCCTATTTCTATTAATGCAAAGTTTAAGGCATATTCGCCCTATACGGCGTACGGGTTTGTAAATTTACCTTTTTCTCTGTCGTCTGCGTAGGAATAATCTCTTGGGGGTAGTGGGTCTAATTGGATCCAGCCAGAGTCTCTAAGTACTCGAAGGGCCTGGGATAATGAGTCCACATAGTCGTCGTGGCCTTTGGCCTCTGGGAACGAACATACTTGACGCACAAAACGTTTGGCCCAGTCTGCAAATTCACCTTTTTGATCCAGTTCTTCCGGAATATATACCCGACCTTTTGCCACAATAGGGGCCACAATATTTAAACGCTGAACCTTATCAGCACGCCCTGGGTTATAGCTTCTGACGGGCACGTTAGCGCCTTGGAGTTCTTGTATGAGGGAAATACCTGCTGACTTATCCTCCATTAGTATCAGGTCGGCTTTACGGCCTTTACCGAATGTATTGTCCGCGCCATATACAACCTCCTTAAAGTCGTCAATAACTTTACGACGCAGCTCAGGATAAGCAAGGTGGGCGTCCCAAGAATCTAAGAGGATGATAGACGTCGCGCCATCTTCTTGCTCAAACACACCCCACACC